CGACGTTGACGACATAGGACGTTCCGAAAACGCCCTCGCCATAGTCATACTCACCATATGCCCGGCCAAGGTACGCCATTAGTCGAGCGTAATATCAAGCGCGCCGATGTTGAACCGCAGCACGTCGCCGGTATCAATCGCCTTGCTGGTTGTCAGGTTGGCGAAGGCGATCAGGTTGCCGGACGTGGAGGCGTCGAAGATGCCAGCCGCCACGATGGTCCCCCAGTTGCCGGTAGCCTCGGCAAACTCCACAGCGGCGGAATTGGAGGCCGTCGTCGGGGCGGTGCCAGAGACAGTGAACGTGGCCGACACGCGGGCATAGGAGCCGCCAGACACCTCAGTGCCGCCGCCTGTTTCGCTAGGGGCCACAGTGTACAAACCGACATACCAAACGGTTGGGCGGGTAGCCGATCCAGTCGTAAACAGCCAGTCGAGAACAAGGTCTTCTGCGTAGTTAGTCAAACCGGCCATTAGTAAGCCCTCCGAGTACGAGCGATCAGCGGCGAGCCGCTGTGCAGTGATTTCTGGCTTTCTTCCTGCAACGCCTGAACGCGAGCAAGGTAAATCTGGCCGAAGACCGGGATGCGCTGGTCATCCATCAGGAACGGGGCAGCGTGCGTCAGGGCGCCATAGAGGTATACGTCAGGAGCCTTCGTCAGCAGCCAGTTCGTCGTCGCCTGATCCGACAGAGCCGGGATTTTGGCGTAGTAGATCATCTCAATGTCGATGTCTTCAGCGGGCTCAGGGACGATCTCAATCGCACCGTTCATCAGCGAGTAGTAGTGTGGCCCGGTGTAAATCTGCTCTTTGTTAACGATGTCCGCCTCGTCCAGCGTGATGTAACGCAGCGGCTGCTGCCCGCCGACGATGTGCAGGTTGATCGCCTCCAGCCAATCTGACGGAAGCTGGACAAACTCGGCAGACGACGTTGCCTCGGAACGAACAATCTGCTCGCGGCATCGCAGCCGAGTGTTCAGGTCCGCCTCAGCAAACTGGATAAAGTTCTGGATTTGCGACGTCAGATCGGCACGGTTCAGATAGTCCGCGATGGCCGATTGCAACGTCGAGTAGTTGGTGATCGCCATTAGCTCGCCACCCAATGCGTCCGAAACGGCGCAGCCTCCTCAGAAGCCAGCCATTTACGAAGAGCCGTTCTATCCTGAAGAATACCCTTTTTCTTCAGATCAAGATACACCAGCATAGGCAAAGAAGCCACACGAACCATGCCGTCAGGCAGCTTCTCGGTCCGGCTGATGTTGTTGCGCGCTTCTTTCGCCCGCTCTGCGATTTCATCAATCTGAGCGGTCGTTTCAAAGACAATCTTGTTGTCCGTAGTGAAGTGCATTTTTTGCATAGTTCCGGTCAGGCTGTCGTGAGACAGAACGAACGAACCGGGAGCAAATTCTTCAGACATTAGTCTCTCCAGTAGAAAGGGGCTGGGTTTCCCCAGCCCCTCCTATCATCACGAAGCGATGAGGTTGGCGATGACGGCGTGAGCCTTCTCGCTTTTGATGCGGAGGCCGTACTCGACCACCATTTCCTTTTTGTCGCTGTCGCCGGTCTTGGCGATGTCGAACGTGCGGAACGGACGCAGATACGAAACCGACGCATATTCGGGATCCAGCACGAAGGCGAAGTTGCCGGGCTGGAAACGGTTCGGCACGATAGCCACCTCGCCGAAGTCGCCGAGGTACACATCCGCCGTCGCAATGATCTTCATCGGCGTGGCGGAGGTGTAGTTAATGCGCTGCTGGGCAAGGCCGGCAAACGCAGAGGCGACAGTCTTGTTGTAGGCGTTGACCATGAACACGGTCGGATCGCCGCCCTGTTCCCAGACCTGCTGGATAGCGGTCTTGAGCATGGTTTCGGTCAGCGCAACGTCGGTCGAGGTCGAAAGGCTCGTCCACGCCGTCGAGGGATAGCCGTTGCCAGAAGCGCCAGACATCGAGGAAACGGTCGCGCCGTTCGCCTGCGAGTTCGTAATCAGCCAGGTCGGAAGACCAGCGGTCTTACGAGCGGTCGAAGACGAGTTGCCAGCCACGCCAGCCTGGTTGCTGGTGAGGATGGCTTCCATGTCGCGCTTCAGCTCTTTCGACTTCTTCGCGGTCTGGTAGGCCATCTGCGTGCGCATGCCGGCGTTGTTCACCGCATCGTCGGTACCAGACACGGAGATCACCTTCGTGGAGATCTGCGTGTAGTTGGCGACACGAACGGTCGGGGTAAACTCAGCATCACCGGCTGCGGCGCCTTCCACGGCGGCGTTCGTCGTGTCAGCGGAAGCAAGAATGTCCGTCTGCCACTCGAAATAGGTGTTGTCCGCGCTGTCACGGCCAATGTTCGACATGAACGGCGTGTCAGTGGGGGAGATGTCGTAGATGATGTTCGAAAGATCCTCGCGGATGCTGTTCGGGCCGTCATAGGTGGTAACTTTGGATACGGTAGCCATTTATTTTCTCCGAGAGTCTATAAGACCAAAAAGTGCAGCAGCGTCATTGACGTTGCCAGACGATTTGAGACGCTGTCTCATTCGCGACATATCAGTGGAGCGTTGCGGAGACGCGGCAGAACTACCGCCCTTGATCGGCTTCGGCCCCTGCTGCTTTTGCGGCTGAGGACGGTTGGCCATCAAGGCGTCGTACTTACGCGCCTTATCCAGAACAAGAAGAGATCGAGGGTCGTAAGCGTTAGACAGCTCTTGTTCGGTATAGCCTACCTTTTTGCCATACTCGCGCAGTTGCTGCTTTGCTTTGCTCCACTTCTCATCATCACGCCATTCTGGATTTTGATCTTTGAGGTACTTCATTCCCTCATCAACCATCATGCCAAGACGACGCTGTTCTTCGACCATCATTTGCTGCTCAAGATGTGCCCTTTCGGCTTGCGTCCGAGCTAGGCGTTCCTTGTGGTCACGCCATTGGTCCCTGATGATCGGATAGTTGATAGGGTCTTCGCGATGAAGCTCCTCCCAGTTAGGTTCCTGCGGCACAAACTGTACTAACTGTGCCTCAAGTTCCGCTAGGCGTTGGCCGTAAAGCGACCTACCTACTACCACCTGCTCCTTTTCTGCCTCAAACATCCGACGCTCTTCAGCAAGCGCCTTTGTCTTTCGCGAATAATCGGCGTTCCTTTGATAACCAGCGATGGCCTCTTTCAGCGGGATTTGCTGTGTCTTGCCGTCAATTTTGATGGTGACAAGCGTATCCTCTGAAAGCTCCTCCTGCTCATCATCGGTAGCCCCGACATCTTCGGCCTCTTCCTCCTCAGACGATCCCTCAAAGGGAGCCTCTTCGTCCTCAAAAGTAGTCTCATCGACCGTATCTGCCGGTGCCTCAGTCTCTTTGACTTCGGCGGGAGCTGCTTTCTTTTTCGCAGGTTCCGGTTGCGCCGCAGGGGCGTCCATCAGTGCTGCGAAGCGGTCAGCGGCTTCTGCAAGGCCGAGTTCGCTAGGCTGCGATTGTTCGGCTGTAGCCATATACTTACTCCTAAGTTAGACGCTCTTCAAGCGCCGGTTAAACCGATCAACCGCCGGCTCCGCCGCAAGGGAGGTTAGCTCGTTTCGGAGATCGGTTATGGCGCGCACCATGTGGTACGCGGCATCCCTGTCGCTGGAAGCGTCAAAAGCAGTCCTCTTCCAGTTGTTGATATACCGGGCTTCCAGACGGCCAAAGACTTCAGCCATCGCCTTTGAGTTCGCAAAGGCTTTTGCTTCCCGATAAAGTTCTTCCTGCTCGAAGGTCGCCATTATTTACCCTTTATGAAGCGGTAGATCACCGGCTTCAGCTCGTGGAACACGTCAGCAATCTCTGGAACGCGGTCGGACAGGATTTTCCGGTCGGTCGGCTCCATATAAAAATCGAGCTCTAGTCCATATTCGGACGCAAGCTCCTCTATAGTCTGGCGATCATAAAGATCATAAGCCAGAGCATGCAGTTCTGCTGATTTCTCAGGGTTCGGAAGCATGTCGTAAATAAAATAAACGCCCCCGCTGCGGAGTAGCCGGGCGGCCTCTTTCATCATGGCGTCTGGGTCAGCGTGCCCAAAAGCGAAACACGATAGCGCCATATCATATCGGTGCCCGTAAACCGGCACCTGCTGCATATCGCACAGGATCGTCTTGCAAGCCTCTGGCGACATATCCAACTGGAACTTGTTGATATTCACCAGCGTGAATTGCAGGTCCGGACGCATCTGCAACCATGCCGCAGCGAGAGAACCTGTTCCAGAGCCAAAGTCTATGATTTCGGCGTCACCAATAGGATCTGCCCATTGAAGAAGCCGGCTCGCGTGTTCCATTTCGGAACGCGCGAACCTATGACCCTGCAAAAGATAGATACCATTTTGCATCATCAGGATTGTAGATGCCTGAATAGCGTCGTGGTCTATTTCTTTCATTGCATCCCCATCGGAGGCATGCCCATCGGGGGCATCGGCATCTCAGGCTGCGGAGCCATCTGAGGCTGCGGAGCTGGCGCATAAGCCTGCGCCGTCTTGAACATCTCTTGGATTTCCGTGCGCTGCTTGTCGATCTCGCCGCGGATGACGGCCATGTCCACCTGGGCGCCGTACTTGGCCTGTATCTCAATAGCCTTCATCATGGCGTCCACGAAGAGCTGGTCGCGCTTCAGGTCAGCGTCAGCCGCCGCCTTCTGGCGCTCCAACTCTTGCTTGGCAGCCGCAATAACAATGTCGGCCTTGATCTTCTCAGCCTCGACCTGCGCCAGCATCTGTGTCGGGTCAGGACGCTGCTGAGACTGAGCCATCTGCTGCATGAACGCCTGAACAGCTTGCGGGTTAATTTCCTTCCAGAACTGGGATGCGTCCATGAAGCCCTGAAGCGTCGTCATCTGCGCCAAGGTGTTGCGGAATTGAGACAGGTCAACCAGCGGGTTGTCAGGCCCATATTTCTCAATCGCCTGCATCTGAAGCTGCATGATCGACTGAAGACCCATGAGGCGCATCTCGTCAGACCCACGGCCCAACGCAATGTTCACCACCATGTCCATGGTGCCGTCCCAACCGCGCGGATCAATCGGCACGAATTGATTACGAAGACGGATTATCTTCGCCTTGTCTTGGTGCTGCACGACAAGCTGGAGCAGCCCTTGGAAGCACCGTTTGAGGCTGTCCCAGAAGATCCGTGCGATCATCTCGAT